GTTTCCAGCTAGTCCATGGTTTCCAGCTAGTCCATGGTTTCCAGCTAGTCCATGGTTTCCAGCTAGTCCATGGTTTCCAGCTAGTCCATGGTTTCCAGCTAGTCCATGGTTTCCAGCTAGTCCATGGTTTCCAGCTAGTCCATGGATCAGCTGATCCATGGTGGCATGGTTTCCAGCTGGTGGATATTTAAATTTTTTATTTTTCAGCTTGAATATGTTGAGCTGGTGGGTTTGGTGGTTGTTTTCTCGTTTTATTAGTTTTTCTGCTCCTTTTTTTATTTTTTGCCTCCACGAAGCTTGTAAGAGTTGGGGGGGTTTTCCACGAAAATTTTTTTGCCCCCTCCACGATGAGTGTTATTTTCTTGCACGAAGCTCGTTAAAATGTTTTCTGCACGAAGCTTGTCAATGATAATGGGGGGATTTTTTTTGGCACGATGGTTGTCAATGGTGTTTCCTGCACGATGGGTGCTAAAAAAGAGGGGATGTGGGGGTTTTCAATGCTTGTTTTCTTATTGATGAGTGCAAGGATTAAGACAATGCATCTGAAAAGTAGTGTTATTTTTGATTGAAGATGCAGGATAATTAAAGTGTTGTTGAAAAAAGTGGGTTGTTGCACTTTTGATGTAGTGCAACTTGTGATAAAATAGTGTTTTCTCATTGATTATTCTAGCAGTTCTTGAATGTCCTCCTTGTTTCCGATTGTAGCTCCCTCCTCTTTAAGGGTGGTGTAGAGTGTTCGGAGGTCTTCCTTGTCCACGATGATTGGCATATTAGCCTCATCCATTAATTGAGTGTGGAGTATTTTGATTGTTGTGGATTCAGGGTCGAATTCTGATGGTTTTTCAATTAGGATTGTAATGTTGATGACATAGTAGTTGTTGTAGTTATTGCTGATGTCGGTTGGTTTGATGTTGTAGGTTGTGTGTTCTGTGCCTAGGTCTTTGATTAATGTTTTTGCATAGTTTTTGATTAATTGTGGGTACATAATTATCAAGCTCCATTTTTTGTATTGGTTATTTGGGGATTCATTTTTATTTCCGAAATCGATTTTTGAATCTGATTCTCGGAAACTTTTCCAGTTTTCGGAAATTGATTTTTGAATCTGAAACTGAAATTAGAATCCAAATCTCGGAAATTAAATCCAATTTCGGAAATTCATTTTCAAATCTGTTGATTGGAAATTAAATAAGTTTTGGGGAATCCATTTTTGGTTCTAGTATAGGTTTTCTATTTGTGGTTTTGGGATTATTAGCATATCTAATCCTATGAGTTCTGTTGGGAGGTAGGCTCTGCCGATGTTTTTTCCCTCTTTGATGGTTTTCTTGAGGATTAGGTCGGTTTCTATTGTGAGTTCGTATTCTTTTGTTTCAGGGTTATATTTTTTTTCTATGAGTCTGTCGGTTATGTTTAGTTTCATTGGGATTATTATGACTTCTCTGTTGATCCAGTCTGTGTTTGTGTAGATTATTGCAGAGTTTCCAGTTGTGGGTTTGACTCTGCTGAATTGATATTCTTTGAATTTGATTTTTACTTCTATGGTTGTCAAGTTCTTTCCTCCTTGGGTAATTATTTGTTTTTTGGTTTTATATTTTTATTGGTTATCCTCTACTAATTGTATTAATGTTGCGATGGTTTCAATAATGTCCTTGCTTTGTATGATTTCTTGTGGGAATCCATTTAGTATAAGTCTTATTTTGTCGGTTTCGTATTTGTCTGTTTTGTAGTTCATATAGTTGATTCCATATCTTTGGTAGAGTTTGTCAGCGATTGTTTCCTCGAAGTTCATTTTAATCTACATCCTTTTGTGGGTAGTTTTTCTAGTTTTTGGCTTGTTTGTCCAGAGTATTGGCATTTGTATGTTTCTGTGAAGTAGTATGTTTCGTGGTTTAGTGTTTTTGTGGTTGTGATTTTTATGGGTTCGGTTGTTAGCATTTCGCAGGTTTCACATTTCATTCGCTTTTCACTCCTTGTTTTATGTCATCACCGAATTTCTCCTCAAGTGCATCTTCATAATTTTCCTCCAGTTGTGTTGAAAAATTACAATATGCTGTGTCGATTATCTCATCAGCAACATCCTCACAGATTTCCACATTGTTTGTGTCCTCCATTATGATTCCCTCATCTTCAAGAGTGTAATCATAGTTGGAGAGAATTCCAAGGATTATACCCTCAAGGATTTGCTCATCACTTGATCCAATTTCGATAATATATCTGTTCATAAGGTCTGTTTTCAGGTCATTTGCTGTTATAGTTTTCATAGTTTTTTCCTCCATTTTTAGTTCTGTGATTCATTTTTGTTTCCAATTCTCGGAAACTGGTTTTGGTTTCGGAAAAAAAGAAAGATTAGGGGGAATTTTTAGTACTCTCCGATTAATCAAAAGTAACATAAATTCCATAAATGACTATTTGGTTATTACCTCGTAACTCTTTCTCATATTTGAAGTACCATTTTTTAAAATTAGGTATATTGTGTATCTCCTGCATTTCCTCATACATTTTTTTATGTAATGTGACTTCCTCACTATTATCAAAGAAAACATCTTCAATATTTTCAAGTATATCTGCAAGAGTATCTTCATTAACTTCTATTATGGTGTAAATTTCCACACAATCTAAATAATCGTAAATTTCCTCGATTATATTTTCATTAATTTTCATTCAATATTCCCCCTTGATAAAAAAAAAGAAAAGTTTGAGGGAATCAGTATTCCCTTTCCAGCACCTCTACAATAGTATAGTAATCGTACCCATAGCATCCTCCATTATTGCATTTGGATGGATCATACTCGGAGTAGTCACCATACTCGTATTTTGCCAGTACTGTTCCCATATAGGTTGCTTGACTATCAAAGCGATGGGTTAGGCTATTATATGGGAATTCGCTTGTTGTGGTGCTGATTTCATCTCCTACATTGAAGAGGTCTTCTGATGGGTTTGCATAAATATTGATTTTGGTTAGTTTTGTCATTTTCTCACTTCCAGTTTTTGTGTTCTTCATAATTTTTAACTACTGTTACTAGTAGTTACTATTACTTTGTAAGTCCTAGTATATAAATATAGTGGATGGAAAATCCTGATCCATCCTAAAAAAAGTAAAAAAGTTAGTGGATGCTACCTCCACCACCATTAATGCTTAATAAGAATTCTTTCTCTGTGACTTCTTCAAACTCGTAATCATAATACTTGTAGCCTCTGCCACAGTTTTCCTCGAATTTTGTGCAACGATAGAATTTCCCAACCTCAAGTTTCTGTATGAGATTTTTCCTTGATGGTAAAGCAAAAAGAGTATTGTTGAGGTTGTTTGAGCTTACCCAAAACTGTTTCCCATATTTTCCGATGAATTCGGATTCCACATAGATGCAGTCACCCTCAAACACCTCGGTGATGTGGGCTTTTCCACTATGGTAGTAGGCTCGGCTGTATTTTTTCTCGGTTACTGGTTCTAATTGGGTTGCGATGTGGCTAGTCCATTCTTCTCTGCATATGGTTTTCCAAATGTACTCCTTTATAGTGTTGGATTCTATTATATCTAGGTAATCATTGCAGATTCTGAAAAGAGTCATATCAGGATTATGGCTATTCAGTTCATATTGAATAAGGGCTGTAACCACATCACTCTTACTGAATCCATATTTCTCAAGTCTGTTTTCGATTTCGGTTTGGGATAATTTTTCAATACTCATATTATCAAATCCTTAAAAAAAATAGTAAAGGGGGTTTTAGTCATCCCCAAAATTAAATTTCAACTCATTTTCATAGTTCAGGAATTCTGATCCATCGAAGCTTTTGATTGCTTTAAGGGTGTATTCATCCTTGAGTACGAATCTTGCTTTGTTGACTCCTTTAGGGGTCATTCCTAGGTCTTTGATTGCTTGGATGATTGGGTCTTTACGATATTGGCAGATTCTACCATATTCGCAACATTCTCCACATCCATCGCAAGGGATTTCATTTTCACTTACAAGTACATCGATACTGATTAGGATTATTTCTGTTGTCATTTTATCACTTCGTTTTAATTTATTATTAAGTAGTAGTTTCCTCTGTCTATTGCTCTTCTGTTGTCATCTTTACAATCAAATATCCATTGCAGGAACTGGGAGTCTTCTGCCCAGTTTTGGATCAGTTTGTAGTATTGCATATTTTCCTCTTCTTCAAAGTCGAATGGGTTTTTTGGCAGGTTAGTGGTGGTGAAGCCTTGGTGGTCATAGTAGCCAACTTCAGGCTCATCATCATCGATTGTTGTGATGTCCACATATCCTTTGAGGGTTATTTGACTGTTTTCGGTGCTTACAATTTCAAATTCTACATATTCGGTCATTTTATCACTTCGTTCTAGTATTTTGTAACTACTGTTAGTAGTAGTTACTATTACTTTGTAAGCCATAGTATATAAATGTTTTGGATGGAAAATCATGATTCATCACAATAATACTTTATTGCATTTTGCATTTTTTCAGCTAACTTTAGTGATAAATCTCTGTTACTATTTTGAGGAATCATTGCAATGATGTGTCCATCCCTTGCATCAATTATTCTGAATTCCTCATCTATTTCAATCAATCTTGTGATGACACCCTCTTTTTCAATTAATTCAGTTTCTGTAAAGATGCCTTGATAGACATTCACAGGTTTAAGAGGTTTTTCAAGAATCTCTATATCATCAAAAATTAAAAAAAGATTATAATGAAGACCATACTGATCCACATTTTGCCTTTCCATTTCATTCAAATCATCATAATTATTGATTATATTAACTAGTTTTCCCTTGTACTCCACTTGCTTTGTATCGGAATTATAAAAATAGATTGTTTCTCCAATTTTCTGATAAGTTTTCCCTTTCTTATTTTTAATAATCTGACTTCTAGTTTCAATGAATTTGAAACCATTTTTGAATGCATTATTATATAATGCACCTTTGATTGCTATTATAGTTGCCATTATATCTACATCATTTTTTTGCATACTCTACGATTCATTTTTAAATCTGAAATTGATTTTTAATTCTATTTTCGTAGGTTGCAACAGTCTTCAGGGTTTGGGTTGAAGTGGTGTTTCCAGTACTCATAAGCCTCGGATTCATCTTCGCAGATTGTTATTTCCTTGAATCCTTTTATGTTTCTGATTAGCTCTTGTTTTTTGGATAGTGGTAAATGCCAGTAGTTAGATTGTTTAACTGTGTACTCTGATAGGTCTATGTGGTAGCCGAACCATCTTTTAACCCAAGTGTTAACTCTTAAAAATTCAACAAGAATCTTATCACATTGAATATCAGCAAGTACATCGTAATCCACAAAGGCATCTATGAAAGGTGACAATCGTACACTAACATCGAAACCATTCCTTTGCAGGGTTTCAATGGCTTGTATCCTTTCACTTGGTAATGGTGCATTCTCATAATCAAGTTTCTCATATAACTCATCATCAGTACAAGTTAGGGTTATTTGAATATGTGCTAGTTGTGGATCAAGGACTTCTAAATATTCAGGTGATGAAATTAAATCTGATTTGGTCACAATCAGGTATTCTTGACCAACTTCATTCAATGCTTTGATTGTTTCGTAGGTGACTCGTTCTGTTTTTTCTAATTCTTGGAAACAATCTGTCATTCCACCTAGTCTGATTACATCCACATCCTTGATTCTTTTGATTTTCCTGCGAATCTTGTTAATGTCGGCTACTGCAGGATGCTCGTAATCCCACAGTTTCCTGAAATCAAGTAGGCTTTTCGCATAACAGTAGTTGCAGTTATGCTGACAGCCTCTTCCATAAGTATCCAATCTGACATTGATATGACATTTATCCCCCTCATTCCCTTTCACTTCCTTATAAAAACTTTTAAATTCATTATCCATAATACCACCTCACATTAACTTCATCTGTTTTGCATCATTACCTACATAATTAAATTTAGGACTCATTGGATGTCTTGGACTATGAAACCTATCCCTCCAAAAATCTTCAACAGTTTTTAAACCATAAACACGATTACTTGCAAAATAACTGTATGCATTACAATCTTTTAACTCACCTAACTCCTCCATCACATCCTCGATACTATAATTTAAACCATATTTCTGTATCAGAGAAGTATTGTTAAAACTAGTGAAATTATCTATCATTGAATCTCCACAACAACAATAATTGTTACTTAAATGATGCATATCACTATCACTAAAACTATAACTTAATCCTCTTTCATTAAAATAATCAATCATTTCCATATACAATTCATATCTAAATTCCTGTTTCAGGTTTAAAACACCTAAATTTTTAAAATCAGATTTTTCCATATTTATAGTATCCAAAACGATTTTATTATTTTCAGGATTTTGAGGGGTTAATCTAATAGCTTCTATATGAAAATGTTCAGCATCTATGAATGTATCCACTATTTTTTTCCAATCAGTAATTGTAGGTATGAATGGTTCTATGCCAATGCTTACCTTGTAACCCTCATTTTTTAATTGATTATAAAATTCAATCCTGTTCTCAATCCTTGGAACATTAGGTTCTATCTTATGGTTTTCAAGATTACTAACACTTAATGAAAATGAGTGTAATTCAGGGTTTACTGGAACATCGTACAATCTATCTGTTTTTGTAGTGAACATTATTTTCTGCTCATATTCATTACAGATTTCAATTGCTTTTTTTGTCATTCCTTTTTTCTCTTCTTTAGGTTGGAAACATTCTCCTTGGACACCCCCATGGAGTGTGATCCTTTTTTCTAAAAGTTTGTGTAATAAGTTTTTTTCATTTATTTCTTTTGTATCATATACTCTGTGGAATGTGTTTTTTAGAAAGTTAAGGTTGCATTCTTTTTCAAAACTTTTTTTACCCAGTATTACTCTTTGATGGTTGTAACAATATAGGCAGTTATAGTCACAATATTGGTATGTATCAAAGATTATGGGTATTCCACAAGTACTGAATTTACCTGTGATTTTTAATGGATTAAATTTCTTTGTTTTTGTAATTTTATTCACCTCATCTTAATTTATTGGTACATTTTGTCTTCGTTTTTGGGTGTTGTTGTTGGTGGTTCTAGGTCTTGTTGGTAGATTACTTCGATACTGGATAGGTTTTCTTTGGGTATTATTTTGGCTCGTTCAAATCCATCAGGGTCGGTTACTGCTATTGTGAGCAGGTCATCGGTTTCATCTAGGATAAATGATAATGGGTAGATGGTGTCATCAAGTAAGTATACATTTACTGGCACATCATCTATGCTACTGACTTTTATTCCTTGTGTGATAACTGCATCCAGTACTGCTTTAATTAGTTGCATATAACTCAATTATTTGGGTGAGTAGGTTTATTACTTCGTTCTGTTTCTGTATTGTTTGTTCCAGTATTGCTTTCTGTGTCTTCGTTTCTCCTATTATTTGGCATAGTCTTTCATCTTCTTTGTATAGTTCTTTGAGTTCTGTTTCTAGTTCAGTTATCTTGTCTTGTAAATCTAGTATTGTTTCAGCCATAATCATTCACCTCTCCAATCTATTTTGTCAGATTCATACATTGTCACATTCTTATTCAAATCCTTGTCTACTTCTACTCGTAAGAATGCCTCTGGGCTTGGTGAGAGTAGCATATTACTTGCATAACTTTTTTCGTATTTGAGGAAATGACCAGTCAAGCAGAAGAGTCGGCGATAGTACCCAATGTTTGGTTTGTAGTATACTTGCTCGATTGATCCACACCTATGCAAGTGACCCATAAAGTTGATGTCGGCTTCGATGAAGCTCATATCTCGTTGTATCTTGCCTAGTGCTAAATGTTGTAGTTTGCTACTACCTTTACCGTGTGCAAGGTAGATACTCAACTTCTTATCATTAACTAATAAAGTATCATAGATGCTATTATTGTATGGAACATCCAACATATCTGCAATAACCTTGGCAGTATCCAAGTTGAAATCTTTCTTTGTTCTCATACTATCGTGATTTCCACTTGTTAGTCCTCTAATGTATTGCTTGTGTGGTTCTAGGTACTCAACCATCTGATTGATTTGTTCATTCACATCCATCTCTTGATTGAAAACACTATCTCCTGTATTTTTTGAGGCTAACTCTAGCAAATCACCATTCAAATATAATACTTTATTATTTTTGTCTTTTTTAAAAACTGATAAAGCATACTCCCAATACTCACGATTAAACACATTACTACCTAAATGAGAATCGCTCAAGCAATAAATATGCAAAGCTTTATTATTAATACTAAATTCATTCTCCATCATCTATCTCCAAAAACTGAAAACATTCATCCACATCTACTGTGTCTTTTTGATAGGCTGTGCAGTAGTTACCTGCTAGGAATTGGCAATTGACACAGTAATCTACTCCCTCTAACCATACCTGCTCGGTAGTCTTATTAGTTAACTTATTTCCATCATTATCCTCACAGATGAATGAAATATAAATATCATCCTCATAATGCCCATCCAAGCATAAACCAATCTTTGCATTGGGATTGTATGCTTGTAGGCTTTTTATTAATTCTTTTACTCTCATTATTATCTCCTGCCTAGTAGTCTTCTTTTCTCGTTCCTGACAGCCCAAAATTCTCGTTCAAAGTCCTCGTACCGATGCTCACTTAAATTAGATTCGCCAAGGGGCAGTCTATTATCCTCGTAATTCTCAAACCACCATTTGTTTTTCTGATCCTGATGAGCTTTACTTGAACATTCAGGGCTACAATATTTTCGGTTACTTCTGTCGCTTATGAATCGTTTTCCACAGTATTCACACTTTTTTGGAATTCTTTTTCCATTGAGTTTTTTGTGTCTTTGTTGCCTCCATTCCAGTCTTGCTTGGTGGCTACAATGGGGGCTACAGTATTTCTGATTATTTACAATGGGATAGAAGAGGTTGTGACATCGTTTGCATTCGGTGGGTATGGTGACTGTTAGGCTATTCTCATTTATTATTAGTCTGCTACTTCTCGTGATTTTCATAGGTTATCAACTTCTCAAGATATGTTCTTGCTTTTTCCAAGTCTTGACAACCCCCTTTTTGCTTGTATCGTAGTATATACTTGATGATGTTCAATTCACAGAAGTGGATTAGTTTTTCTCGTGGCACTAGTCCTTTTTCACAAGCAGTTAGCAAGTCCATCGTATCCCCATAGTAACTTGGTAATGTGGTGTTGTTACTGGAATCTGTGTCTTTTAGTGTAGATGACACAAGATTTTTATCGTATAAAAAAGTGGGTGTTTCATTTACTTTACGAATGAGTTGATTTAATTGCCACTTCATCGCAATACTATTAGTTTTCTTAGCCTTATCTTTAAGTATTTTAAGGACATCATCCTTGTCAATGTACTCAATCTTCATAAATAACCCTCTTGTCATCAAGCACACTCTGAATTCTTTTGAGCTTTGCTTTTAGTCTGTCATTTTCTGCTCTGCATTGAGTTAACTGCTCGTTCAACTCAACTATCTGCACATCTTGAATAAATAATTTAGTTTCCAAATCCATTTTATCGTTTCTCTCCCTTATGTAAAAATTGATGAATCTCTCTTGCTTTCTTCAGATTGACTCGGTTAACAGACTCAAAGTCAGTTATTGTACATTGTAATAAATCATTAACGCTCTTGATTTTTAACTGCTTGACAATATTGTTACTGGTTTTCAAGCCAACATTCTTCACACTTGTCAAGAGTACATCTACTGCTGTTAACCTATCGATTTTCAGTCTTCTGCCAGTACCCCCATACTTACTTGTTTTCAGACAACTTCTTGCTTGAAGATACATTTCTTCTAGGGCTTCCTCTTCGGTATCGCAGAGGATTATTCCATTTGTTATCTTCCTTAATGTTCGTATCGCTCCATTGTATTGGGCAATACTATTTGCGACATAATTCTTACTCCTACTATACTTTGACAGTCTTTTCAAGGTTGGTACAAGCTTACCCACAATAACAATGTATGAATACTTGCCTTTATTCCTGTACTCATAACCTTGATTAGCAACTTCCTCGAAGAGGCTATTATTATCATCAGTAAGGCTATGCATAAAATCGGCTACAGTCTTATACTCGAATGCAACCTTACTATCGAATACATAATCTGCAACATCCAAATGCTTAATCTCCACCTCGAAATTATGCCTCTTGTAAAACTTCCTCGCTCTGACACCCCTCTGTTTTTCTCTCGTGTCAATCCAAACTTTAATTATTCCATCTCCTGCTTTGTATCCTCATTCATCTCAACATACTCATCACAGAAATCCAAACTATAGAAACAACTCTTAAATAGGTCAATATCCACCTCTTTATCTTCTTCATACATCAAATCACAGAGGACTAATCTTCCTGCAATTCCTTTTTCAATGTATCTGAAGTTATCACAAGTTATGCAAGTGTTTATCATTTTATCCTCTTA